GATCTACACAAATCCCCACCCCATTTTTAAAAACACCCCCCGGGTAGGATTCCTTACCTCCTCCCGTTTATGCTATATAGTTATACAAACGCCCCAAGGCGCACGCTGAATGATTATCCCCAATATCGATAGTGATATTCCTCTCCCTGCTAAAGCGGCAGAAGCCCTGCCCGATCTGACCCCCGCCGAAGAAGTCGCGATGCGAGCGCGGACGATGAAGCTCCTGTCCGATTTGACAGGCATCCCCATCGTGCCAACAGAAGAAGCTAAAGAAGAAGCGACAGTACTCGCCAAGGAGATGCTGAAAGACCCTAAAATGCGTCCGGATTTCAGCAAATATCCGAATGAGACGATGGCGTATCTGGCCGGGATGGTCGCTCAGACCAACTGCATGCTGGTCAACGAGCTTACGGACTACAAGCTCTACATCATTAATAAGCTGGTCTACGAGGTCGAACACTCCAGTTCAACCCGGGATCGCATCAGTGCTTTGACAAAACTGGGTGAAATCGACGGCATCGACGCCTTCAAGCGCCGTTCAGAGGTCACGCACAAGATCCTGCCCATCGAAGAGGTCGAAAAAGAGCTTCTCTCGGTGCTGGATAACATCGAATATCGCGTAATTGGCTCGGATGACGAGGAAATAATCGACGCCGACGACGAAAATAGCGAAGATGCAGCTTAAATTAACGCCACAAGACATCCAAAAGCTGAAAACAGCACTTCCTACGCTGCCAGACAAGGAAAAACGGCGTGTTGCAGAGCTTTTGAAGCAATATCACACGCAAGTTAACCAGAAATTAGGTCGTTCCTCGTTTCTCGACTTCATCCAGCACGTTTACCCGGGGTACAAGGTCGGTCCACACCACCGTCGCCTTGCCAAAATCTTTGAAGATGTGGCGAACGGGCGCAAAAAGCGCGTAATTGTCAACATTGCCCCGCGTCACGGCAAGTCAGAAATGATCTCCTACCTCGCTCCAGCGTGGTTTTTGGGTAATCACCCGCAAAAGAAGGTGATTATGGCCTCGCACACTGCCGATTTGGCGGTGTCATTCGGTCGTCGCGTGCGAAATCTGGTGGGTGCCGATGCTTACAAAGAAATATTTCCTCAAGTCGAACTTCAGGCAGACAGTAAATCTGCTTCGCGATGGGGGACTAATTTTAATGGAGAGTATTTTGCTATTGGTGTTGGTGGCGCTCTCGCTGGTCGCGGTGCCGATCTTTTTATCATTGATGACCCTCACTCGGAACAGGAAGCAAAACAAGGAAGACCCGATGTCTTCCTCCCCGCATGGGAGTGGTTCCAATCAGGACCGATCCAGCGACTGATGCCGGGAGGCGCGATCATCGTGGTGATGACTCGGTGGTCCAAGCTGGACCTCACGGGGCAGATCATCGACCACATGACGAAGAATGATGACGCCGATCAGTGGGAGGTGGTGGAGTTCCCTGCCATTCTGAATGAGAAGCCGCTCTGGCCTGACTTCTGGTCGATTGACGAGTTGATGGCAAAGAAGGCGGGCATGGACCCCCGGTACTGGCAGGCCCAGTACATGCAGCAGCCGACCAGTGAGGAGGGGGCGTTAATAAAGAGGGAGTGGTGGCAGGTCTGGGAGAAGGACCGACCGCCCCAGTGCGAGTTCATCATCATGTCCCTCGACGCCGCACAGGAGACCAACAACCGTGCCGACTACAACGCCCTCCTGACGTGGGGGGTGTTTATGAACGAGGAGACCAACGCCTACAACATCATCCTGTTGAATGCGGTCAAGGAGCGGATGGAGTTCCCGGACCTGAAGCAGTTGGTGTTGGATGAGTATAAAGAGTGGGAGCCGGACAGCTTTATCGTGGAGAAGAAGTCCAACGGGGCGGCGCTCTATCAGGAGATGCGGCGGATGGGCGTGCCGATGAGCGAGTTTACCCCCGGTAAGGGGCAGGACAAGATCAGCCGGGTGAATGCCGTGACGGATCTCTTCCGTTCGGGTATGGTGTGGGCACCGGATCGTCGATGGGCGAGAGAAGTAATGGAGGAGTGTAATGACTTCCCCGCAGGGCGCAACGATGACTTGGTCGATGCGACCACACTCGCACTTCTTCGGTTCCGTCAGGGGGGCTTTATCACGCTGCCGTCAGACGAGCCTGAGCCCATACAGTATTTTAAATCATCACGCTCTCGCCGTGCGGCGTATTACTGATGGCAACACAGAAATATATGGGTCGTGGGCAGTTAATTGACCGCCTCACCGCGCAGGTGGGGAATAGGGATACTGCGCTTGAGATCCTGAAAAAACGTGGGCATGTCGATGCCAAAGGGAACCTTACCCCCGAAGGACGTAAACGGGACAATATGACAGCCGCCGAGCGAGCCAAAGACCGTGCGGCCAAATACAGTGGCAAACCTGCTGGGCGATACACCTATAATCCCGAAACGAACAGGGCGACGTTGAAGCGGCGCTAGGAGATTTGAATGGCCATCGACAAAGCACTCTACGGCGCACCCATGGGTCTTGGTGCGTTGGATGAAGAGCCAATTGAGATCGAAGTGGTTGACCCGGAGGAGATGAGTATCTCCATGCCGGGGTTCTCCATGCACATGGAGAAGTCAGACTATGAGGGGGAGTTTGAGGCCAACCTCGCCGAGGAGATGGCGGAGTCCCACCTTGCGGAGATCTCAGGCGAGTTGCTGGGCGATTATGACGCAGATCTCCAGAGCCGCAAAGAGTGGCTGGACACGTACGTGAAGGGGTTGAAGCTTCTTGGCCTCAAGTATGAGGAGCGAAGCGAGCCGTGGAGTGGCGCGTGTGGCGTCTTCCATCCGCTCCTGATGGAGTCGGCGATCAAGTTCCAGTCCGAGACCATCATGGAGACCTTCCCCGCAGGCGGGCCGGTCAGGACGCGGATCATTGGCAGGGAGACCCCGGAGAAGCTCGCCGCTGCCAAGCGCGTCGAAGAGGATATGAACTACCAGTTGACCGAGGTGATGCAGGAGTATCGCCCGGAGCATGAGCGGATGCTGCTCGCGGTAGCCCTCTCGGGTAACGCCTTCAAGAAGATCTATTTCGACCCTTCCCTTGACCGCCAGACGGCGATGTTCATCAGTGCTGAGGACATCGTGGTGCCCTACGGGGCGGCGAGCCTTGAGTCGGCGGAGCGTGTGACGCACCGCATGAGGAAGACAAAGAACGAGCTACGCAAGCTTCAGGTGGCCGGGTTCTACCGTGATGTGGACCTTGGCGAGCCGCAGCATGTGCTGGACGAGGTAGAGAAGCAGAAGGCACAGGACCAAGGCTTCTCGGCATCTTCGGATGACCGGTTCCAGATTCTTGAAATGCACGTTGATATGGACTTGGAGGGTTATGAGGATAAGGATAAGAAGGGTGCCCCGACCGGCATCGCGCTCCCGTACATCGTCACGATTGAAAAAGGAACCGGCACCGTCCTTGCCATCCGACGCAACTGGCTCCCCGACGACCGACTCAAGCACCGCCGACAGCACTTCGTCCACTACGGATACATCCCCGGCTTCGGGTTCTACTACTTCGGCCTGATCCACCTGATCGGGGGACATACGCAGGCAGCCACGTCGCTGCTGCGCCAGCTTGTTGATGCGGGCACGCTGTCTAACCTCCCCGGGGGGTTGAAGAGCCGAGGGCTTCGGATCAAGGGAGATGACACGCCCATCGCACCGGGCGAGTTCCGTGATGTGGACCTCCCGTCGGGGTCTATCCGGGACAACATCCTGCCCCTTCCTTATAAAGAGCCTAGCCAGACCCTTGCGGCACTGATGGACCGCATCGTGGTTGAGGGCAAGCAGTTCGCGGCGGCGGGCGATCTCAAGATCTCGGATATGTCGGCACAGGCTCCGGTGGGCACCACGCTCGCCGTGCTGGAGCGGGCGTTGAAGGTGATGAGTGCCGTGCAGGCGCGGATCCACTACGCGATGAAGCAGGAGTTCAAGCTCCTTGCAGCGATCATCCGGGATACGGCTCCGGACAGTTACAACTACGAGCCGGACGTGGGAGATGCGGCGGCCAAGAAGTCCGACTATGACCAAGTCGATGTCATCCCGGTCTCGGACCCCAACTCCTCCACGCTTGCCCAGCGGGTTGTGCAGTATCAGGCGGTGATGCAGTTGGCCCAGACGGCACCTGATATCTACGACCTCCCGGCGCTCCACCGGCAGATGATCGAGGTCTTGGGGGTGAAGAACGCCGCCAAGCTCATCCCGGATGAAGATGACATGAAGCCACTCGACCCCGTGTCGGAGAACATGGCGATCATGCGCCAGAAGCCGGTCAAGGCGTTCCTCTATCAGGACCACGAGGCGCATCTGGCTGTCCACATGGCTGCGATGCAGGATCCGAAGATTGCGGCGGTTGTCGGGCAGAACCCCAACGCACAAGCCATCATGGCTGCTGCAAGCGAACACATCATGGAGCATGTGTCCTTCCAGTATCGGAAGGAGTTGGAGAAACAACTCGGCGCAAGCCTCCCGCCCCCGCCCGACTTCAGTGGGGACGACAAGGAGTTGGGGCACTTGCCGCCTGAGATCGAGGTACAGCTTTCGCAGCTTGCCTCGCAAGCCGCAGGGCGGCTTCTGCAGAAGGATCAGGCTGAGATGCAGATGCAGCAAGCGCAGCAGCAGATGCAGGATCCGCTCATCCAGATGCAGCAGATGGACCTCCAGATCAAGAAGCAACTGGCCGACCTCAAGGCACAGCAGGTCCAGCTTGAGCAGCAGATGAAGATGCAAGAGCTTCAGATGCAGCAGCAGGTGCGGATGCAGGAGCTTGACCTGAAGGCCCGTGAATTGGAGATGCGTGAGCGTCAGGCGGAAGCGGAGTCCGAGCGCAAGCAGACTAAAGACATCCTCGACTCGGCAGCACGTCAGGATGAGTTGGAGCTTCGCGAGAAAGAGCTTGAGATGCGCGGTGAGTTGGACATGTCCAAGCACGAGCTTGAGGGCTTCCGCACGGGGATTGAACACATGCACCGGGCACAGGACCGGGAGCAGCGGGACGAGCAGAGCATTCGGCAGATGCAGTCCCAAGAACGGCAACGCGCCGCACAGCAGAAACAACCACAGGCTAAACCCAAGAAGGAGGGTAAATGAGCCAACAATCCGCTGTCGCCTACTTGCTCGGCAAGTTGGATGAACAGTGCAGCACCATCACCGAGCATGTTGCTCGCGGGAATGTGAAGGATTTTTCAGAGTACCAGAGACTCTGCGGGGTGATTCAAGGCATCACTCTTTCACAGCAGATCATAGCTGACCTTGCAAAACGCCTAGAGGAGGGCGCAGATGAGTGATGTAAACGTCGAGAAGACGCAGCAGGAGGCCGAGGAGAAGGCAAAGCAATTGCCCGATCCGAAAGGCTATCGCCTGCTCTGCATGGTGCCAAAGGTCGAGGAGACCTACGGCGAGACGGGCCTTATCAAGGCCAACGAGACCATGCGGGTCGAGGAGCAGACAACGCTGGTGCTATTTGTCGCCAAGATGGGCGACATGGCATACAAGGACACCGAGCGGTTCCCTACGGGACCGTGGTGCAAGGTGGGTGACTTTGTGCTCGTGAGGGCGTACTCCGGTACGCGGGTCAAGATTCACGGGACGGAGTGGCGCATCATCAATGACGACACCGTCGAGGCTGTCGTTGACGACCCACGCGGGCTTTACCGCGCATAAGGAGCACACACATGGCATACGAAGAGTTTAAGTTTCCTGATGAGGTTGATCCGACGAAGAACGATATCGAGGAAAGCGATATCGAGGTCGAACTGGTGGATGACACGCCACCGGAGGATCGGGGTCGCAAACCTCTCCCTCAGAATGTCGTTGAGGAGCTTGAGAGCGACGATCTGGAGGAATACTCCGAGAAGGTGAAGAAGCGTCTCAGCCAGATGAAGAAAGTCTGGCATGACGAGCGTCGGGCCAAAGAGGCGGCGCTCCGGGAACGGGAAGAGGCTATTCGCTTCGCCGAGCAGGCTTATCAGGAAAATCAAAGTCTCCGCAAACGGGCGGGTACTGGCGAGAAATATCTTGCACAGGAAATCGCTCGTTCCGCTCAGAATGAAATTGGCTCTGCCAAAGAGAAACTGAAGCAGGCTTACGAGACGGGTGATGCAGAGCTTATTGCGAATGCGCAGGAGGCTTTGACTGACGCCAAATTGAAGCTGAAAGAAGTTCAATTATTTTCTCCCTCTTTACAAGAAGAGGAATCAGGTGTACAAACGCCACAACAAGCACCAGCACCTCGCGTGCCTGTCGATCAAAAGGCAGAAGCATGGCGACAAAAGAACGAATGGTTCGGTGTTGACGAGGAAATGACCGCCCTCGCTCTGGGCTTGCACGAAAAATTGGTCCGTTCGGGAGTCGATCCGCGCAGCGACGATTACTACCGGCGTGTTGATGAAACGATCAGGAGACGTTTTCCTGAGCGCTTTGAAGACGATGAAGAAGAGCGGAGGTCGAGAACCTCCTCTCGGAAGCAGGCCACTACGGTGGTTGCTCCAGCTACGCGGAGTACCGCGCCGCGTCAGGTCCGCCTGACACCATCGCAAGTTGCTCTGGCCAAGAGGCTTGGCCTGACTAACGAAGCGTATGCACGAGAATTGATGAAACTGGAGAACCAAAATGGCTGAGAGTCGTCTGGCACGAGAACTGGAGAATCGGGAACAACGCAAACGAGCGTGGGCTCCCCCGGAGACACTTCCAAGCCCGAATCCGCAACCGGGCTGGGTGTTTAGATGGATTCGGACCACCCTGATGGGTCAGATTGACCCAACAAATGCGTCCGCGAAGATGCGGGAAGGATGGGAGCCTGTAAAGGCTTCTGATGTACCTGAACTGATGATGTATTCGGATCCCAACGGCAACGCCCGTTTCAAGGACAACATTGAAATTGGTGGACTGCTGTTGTGTAAGGCCCCGGAAGAGATGCTGCAGCAACGGGCGGATTACTACGCTCGCCAAGCACAATCTCAGATGGAGGCTGTGGACAACAACTTCATGCGAACGAATGACGAGCGTATGCCGCTCTTTAACGAGAAACGCAGCACAACGTCATTTGGACGCGGAACTCGATCTTAATAGGAGTCTGAAATGGCTTATCCGGCGCTTGACGGGCCTTACGGCCTGAAGCCGATCAACCTGATCGGCGGGCAGGTGTTCTCTGGCTCTACTCGGATGATTCCCATCCAGTACGGCTACAACGCCAACATTTATTACGGCGACTTTGTGGTACTCGCTCGCGGTTTTGCGACTCGTGCAGCAGTATCCACCGGCACGGGCGTAAACCAAGTAACCGGGGTATTCCTCGGCTGCTCGTTCACCAACCCGACCACCAAGCAGAAGCAGTTCTCGCAGTACTGGCCCTCGGGCACGCTGGCTGGCGATGCAATGGCTGTTGTCTGCGATGACCCTGATACGGTGTTCAAAGCGGTTGTTTGCTCGGCAACTACGGTCGTTGCTTCCGGCGCGAAAGCACTGGTTGGCACCAACCTGTCGATGGTAAACAACGTAGACCTCGCTGGTCAGACTATGACGGGTAACTCCCGTAACGCAGTACTGGCTCCCACGGCTACTCCGGTTAGCACGATCCTTCCGGTTCGTTGCGTCGGCGTGGTTGAGGATACGGCATACGCGGCTACGGGTACGGGCTCTTCGGCCACTACGACGATCACTCTGACGGGCTCGGGTCTGTCGGCGGCGATTCCGATTGGTACGAGCGTGGGTTACCTCGCTGCAAATGGTCAGGTAATTGATACTGGCTCGTTTGTAACTGCGGCTGCTTCGGCGGGTGCTACGTCCATTACGATCAACGCTCAGCCCACGTTGGCAGGTGCGGGTACTAACATCCCTGCGTCCTCGACCATTATTTTCACGGTCTACCCGGAGATTCTGGTCAAGGTGAACCTGCTGATCCATGGCTACTACAGCAGCGCCACCGCTTAAAGGAGCAGTGACACATGGCTATTTCACGCGCACAACTACTGAAAGAACTGCTCCCCGGCCTGAACGCTCTGTTCGGCATGGAGTACAACACCTACGGAGAAGAGCACAAGGAGATCTACGAAGTAGAAACCTCCGAGCGTTCCTTTGAAGAGGAGACCAAGCTGTCGGGTTTCTCGGCTGCTCCGGTCAAGGCGGAAGGTTCTGCAATTGCGTATGACAATGCGCAGGAAGCATGGACCGCCCGTTACAACCACGAGACGATTGCTCTTGGCTTCAGCATCACTGAAGAGGCCGTAGAGGACAACCTCTATGATTCTCTCAGCAAGCGCTACACCAAGGCTCTCGCCCGGGCAATGGCGTACACCAAGCAGGTGAAGGCGGCGTCGATCCTGAACAACGGCTTCAGCGCCGCCAATCCCGGCGGTGACGGTGTCGCTCTGTTCTCGACCGCACACCCCATCGTCTCCGGCGGCGTCAACAGCAACACGTTCACCACGCAGGCTGACCTGAACGAAACCTCCCTTGAGGCGGCAGTCATTCAGATCGCAGCTTGGACGGATGAGCGTAACCTGCTTATCGCCGCCAAGCCCCGCAAGCTCGTCGTGCCCCCGGCACTGATGTTCGTTGCCAAGCGTCTGCTCGATACGGAACTCCGTGTTGGGACGACCGACAACGACATCAACGCCCTCAAGGCCATGGGCTCGATCCCGGAAGGCTACAAGGTCAACCACTTCCTGACGGACACCAATGCTTGGTTCCTCCTGACGGATGTACCGAATGGCCTGAAGCACTTCGTCCGTACCCCGCTGCAAAACTCAATGGATGGTGATTTTGACACGGGAAATGTCCGTTACAAGAGCCGCGAGCGTTACAGCTTTGGCTGGTCGGACCCGCTTGGAGTCTTTGGTTCGTCAGGTTCCACCTGATAAATCAAGCACTTACGCGACTTGAAAGGGGCCTTCGGGCCCCTTTCTTTTTGTCTTGACTTCTTACTTCCGCCCAGATACGTTACCTGTAACTAAGTCTACAGGAGCGTTTTATGGATTTCGCAGATCTTCCCAAAACCCGTGCTGAAGCTAAGGCAATCGGCGCTGCTCATTACTTCACGGGAACCCCATGTAAACACGGCCACATAGCCCCCAGAAAAACGAAAGGTGCTTGTATTGAGTGCTTAAAGGTCGAATGGCAAAGTAATAATGAAAAACGTCGTGATTATTTTTTTGCCTACAACCGTATGGAAACGGTTAAAGACCGTAAAAACGCTTGGTACACGGCTAATCGTAGTGCTGTAATACAGAGAGCTACTACACGCCCTGCAGCCCAGTTACGTGAGTACAGAAATAACTGGAAACAAAATAATTTAGTCAAAATACGGGCTGATACGAAAGCTCGTCGTCGGAGGCATCGGGAAGCCGCACCGCCGTGGCTGTCACGCAGACAAAAAACAGAGATCCGCCAGATATATCAAACCGCTATAACAATGACCAAGATAACCGGAGAACAATACGTAGTAGATCACATTGTTCCTTTGCGGTCTGACATCGTTTGCGGTCTGCACGTTCCGTGGAACTTACGTATTATAACCCGCGAAGAAAACTTGGCTAAGTCGAACAAGCTGCTTCTTCCCACCACTCCTTGACGCCTTTGCTGGTTACGGGTATATAGCGGACAGGTTCTAGGCTTTTTCAGCTACGTCAGCCCTGCCTAGAGGGACGATGCACAGATGACGTAGCGACTCGTGCATGAGGACTCTTTCATGGGACTTGCAACTCATCTTGGGCCGTGGCTGCTTGGCACGGTACGCAACACCACCGGCACCACCGCTGGGACGATCCGCAATCTGGGGGCTACCCCGGTGGCTCAGTTCAAGAACATCGCCTACACCGATACTACTGCCCAGACACAGCTTGCAGTGCTTCCGGCAGGTTCCGCTATCTGGAACATCCAGCTTATTATCACTACGGCGTATACGACCACTAACCCGACGTTTACGTTTTTTGTGAATGGCACGGCAATCACGGGAGCGACGGTAATTTCGTCCCCTGCCGCAGGCGCTACGGGCGTAGCTACAATCGCTCTGGGTTCAGTTCGCCCGGATCTGGTGGCTAACGTCGGTCCTACGGACGCGATTATTTCGTTTACGCAGTCCAACGGTGGTGGCGGTACGGGCGCTATTACGGCCAACATCGCTTACATCGTTCGTCAGCCGGATGGTTCGATCTACCCGACCAGCTTCACTGGCCCGTAATAACTGATCCGGAGACGTTCCGATGACGATGCAAACTGATGTCAAAAGTGCGTATCTGTCGGCTACAGGAACGGCGGTCAGTGCTCGTGTGCGGGTCAAAAGCGTAGTCATCGCTTGCACGGCGACGGCTGGTAGTGTCGTACTTCGGGATGGGGGTGCTTCCGGCGTTACCCTCCTACAGGTTGACACGCCAGCCGCTGCTACCATTGCAAACGTGCTTATCCCCGGAGAGGGGATCCTTTTCGGCACGGACGTACACGGCACCCTGACCAACTGTACCGCGACCGTTGTTTATGGCTGACCCTTGGTGGTAGTTCACGGCCCCTCCCCGGGGCCGTCTTTTTCATGGACAGTTGGGTAATCCATGAAATACATATTTGTTGACACCGACAACGGCACCGCTACTCCCGGTACACCGGTCCATACATCTTCAACGTGGCCGGCAAATAGCGACCGGTTTAATACGCTTGGTAATGCAGTGGGAAATACCACTGTTCAAGCTGAAACGGACGATATAACTATATATTGTCAAGGTGTTGCCGCCGACACGGCAAGGGCTTTATTTAGTCCTTCGTTGCTTGCCGCATCTATAACAGTACAGGGAAATGTTGCAGGGCCCAAGTGGGACACTACAAAGTATCGCATCGAATATGCTGGGGCGGCTCTCGAAGGTTTATATGTAACGTATAACATTGGTCCAGTAACATTAAAAAACTTACAAGTTCAAAACGACGGCACAAACACCAGCGGCCCCTACGCTATTAGATTTAATACAACTGGCACGTTTACCTATACTGTCGATTCGTGCATAGCGCGAATTGGTTGCGCATCTGGTACAGCTACCGGATACGGGGTGCGGATGGGTGTGGCATCAACCGCTACCGCTATTGTGAATAACACAATAGGTATCAAGTTAAGCAGTGCCGGCGGCAATCGACACGGGATATCTTTTCCTACGTCAGGTGGAACTAGGCGCGCGTATAATTGCCTCGCGTATAACGCAGATCAGGGTATTTCCTACGCAGCAACAGCGGCAGTAAATTGCGTTTCATTTCAAAACACGGACGATTTTCTAAGCTCTACGGTCTCGTATTCCGCGTCTGATGATGTTGAGTCGGGCACGGGGAACATTAACGGCCTGACATGGGCCGATCAGTTTGTGGATTACGCAAACTTTGATTTTAATCTGAAGGCCGGTAGTTCATTAATCGGTGCTGGTATCGGCCCCGCTAGTGACGCAAATGTCCCTACAACAGACATCGCGGGTAATACCCGCTCCGGGACAACGACGGATATAGGCCCTTCGCTTTATACCGCGTCTATTTTGTCTGTAGGGTGGTTGAGGCTTCTCTGATGCCCATCACAAACATCACAACAGCTAACCAAACAACGGATACAACTAATCCGATTACGTGCGATATCGTCATCACGGATGGCGCGGGGAATAACCGCAAGGTTGTTGTTTTCATTACCGAAGAGCGAAGCCCGACACAGACAACCGTACCAACCTTAAACGGTGTAAGTGGGGTACTGGTAGATACCGTGACTGGAGGTAGCACAATACGTACTTCGCTTTTTGAATGGAACGATGTGAATCTCCCTTCAACCAGCGGTACGTATACGGTTTCATGGGCAGTTGCTAGCGTTGATGCCGCACTCTCTGTTTTGTCTTGTTCAGGCGCAAAACAGCTTCCTTGTGCTAGTCCCCGCGATGCAGGTGGCACCTCTGCACTTACACTTTCATATACGTTGATAGCTGATGCGGGTTCTTTGGCTCTAATAGGTCTTACTGATTCAGGTGCTTCAGCAACACTTACTCCCGGTGCAAACCAAGTCGCTATCCTTGCTCCAACAAGTACAGGTAGCGCGACTCATGCCACTAGCTACAACGCGACTAACCTGACAGTGTCCTATACTCGGGGTGCAGCTAATACATATGCAGTCGTTGCTGCAGCAATCGAGCCGTATTACGACATCCCTATTGGATGGACGGGGGTATAGATGCCCTTCACGTTTGTCCAGAAAAAATCTGCGTATACGGGCGGTACAACATCTACGTTGACCACGGATGGTTCTGTCACAGCCAATAATTTTTTGGTTGTTTTTGTTCAGTCTTCGACTTTGGGTTCGCCGACTATTTCTTCTTCTCCGTCTACAACGTGGACGCAAATTATAGCGGTGCAGGATTCTACAACGTCTAACTCTTCAATTCGGGCTTGGTGGGCTATAGCACCTTCTTCTGCTGTGATGACTGTAACTTTAACCAGTCCAGCGAATGATAGCGGGATTGATTTCTTTGAGTTAGATACGGGTGGTATTAGACCTATTTTGGATAATCTTCCCGCAGTGCGAACCCAAGGTGATAACGGTAACCTAGCTTCATATACATTAACCACGTTTAGAGATAATACAGCCGTCTTTTCCTCGATTTCCGACGAACCGGAGGTAACTGCTTCGGGTTCCCTTGCGGGTGCTAATGAGACACTGTTTCAAGGCGGACATTCTTCCGCGAGTGCAGTCATTCTTGACGCCGGTACGGCAGGGGATGAGACTATAACGTGGACGTGGAGCGGATCTCAGAATAACTACGCGACTGTTGCGTTCGCGTTTTACCTACCTCCGTCAGGCACTTCCGCTTGGTTAAGGATATAATGCCCCATGGCCATATCGCACATCTTCACCAACCCCGTACCTGATGGCACGATCACGAGCATCGTGCGTCCGAGTGATTGGAACTCGGCACACAATCAGTACTACACGCTGTCGGGGAACGTGCTGGGCGCGAGTACGGTCAGCGGGACGAATGTCGTTCTGCAGGCGGGGACGAATATCAGCCTGTCGGGTACGGGCCAGACGATTGTCATTCAGGGGACCAACACACCCCAGCCAACTTCTTACGTCTCCAATGTCAACGGGATCTCAGGTCAGGTTAGCCTAAACGCAGGCTCTAGCCTATCGGCGTCCACCAACGGCTCTTCGATCACCTTCGGTCTCGCCAGTAACATCACCACGGCCCTGCAGTCGGCAAATTCAAACTATCTCACTACCCAATCTGTCCAAACACAGCCGTCAGGTGCTATTGCAGGGACGGGCTTTACCAGTACAACGACAGCCGGCACCGCAGTAACGGGAGCTTTGGGGACTAACGGGATCAATCTTGGCATCCCCGCTTACCTCACCACAGCCCGGGCGTCGAATGATGGTGTGGGGCTGAACACTGCACAGACCAACGTCACATGGACGGTGAACTCGGGCGGTATCAGTCTGAATGCTGGAGCCTACCTCACCACGGCTCGGGCGTCGAATGACGGTGTGGGGCTCAACACGGCCCAGACCAATGTCACATGGACAGTGAACTCTGGTGGCATCAGTTTGAATGCGGGTGCCTACCTCACCACGCAAACGGTTCAGACTCAAGCATCTGGAAATATCGCCAGAACTGGCTTCACC